TTTGAGTAAACCGCCCGAAGCGTATGCTGATGCGTATCGAAGTGGAATTGGATCTTTAAGTCGAACCTCTTGTACTGCTGATGAGCACTTCATCTGAAAAGACAGTTTTGAAGTCAGAGCAATTCCCTCAACATTCTTTAAAGGGTAACCTATGATCTCATTTTTCCAGCACGTCAAACTACACGAGTACGATATCACCGATTTAGGTATCAGACAAGCGTGTTATGATGAACTGGTCGCAGATGGGAACAATTCAGACGAGAAGCAATTACGCATACTCGCTGTTGCTATGTGTGAGGAGTTCAAAGATTATATGCGACCATTGTTTAATTAATTCAGGCTGCAAACCAGTTCCCAAACTGTCACACACTGACCCCATTCTCACCGACTGGGGTCTATAATTATTGTATGAGACAAATCCCACTTAGCGAGAAGCAGGAGACCGCCTTGGTCGATGCTCTCGTAATGCTCCGAGACCTCGGATGCCCTGATCACATTGACGAGGAGGATTTCGACTCTCTCTGTGACATAGTTTTTGAACCTTCACCCTTTGAATATTCCTGATGTACGGTGACCTTTATCCACAGCATTTTTATGCTTCGTACATCCGAGCAAAGGGAGAAGATCCCAAGACGGACAAACCTAAAGTCGTTAGTTCAGTTAAGGAAGTGCCACAGTACTACCTAGACAGATACCCAAATTCGACCTATGATGAGTACATCGAATCAATCCACGATTTTCTAAACGGTTTATGAGCACACTTGCAAATGAAACGCTCCTCGAAACAATCTATGAGGAGATGGTCGAAGAGTTCAGAACTGATCTACTCAACTGGACACAAATTGCTATTGACGCTGAGGTGATGCGTCGCTTTGAGGATTGCTCAATATGAGCATCCTCTTTTTACTGTTCTTTTTTACAACTATTATGCCAGAAGCGAAGGACTGCACGTATGACATTCTAGTTGAACAATACACTGATATTGTTCTTGATAGGATGGACATCAAAGATCTACAACAGTATGTGTGGGATTCTCTCACGGATTACTATGAGAAGATGACTGAACACGAACTGATAGAGCATATAAATGAAATGGAATGCAAGGAAACCGCAGATGATATTATAGGGTCTTGCTATGGTAGCAACCCACCCGACTGTTTTATTGTGGGCAGGGACAGTTCACAAACTGTCTACGATCGTATCCCAAGTAGGTACTGAGACGCTATACTTAAAGAGTAAAGCAATCAAACCTCTATGATCCGATTAGAACTGATGATGGGACTGGATATCCCTAACGAGGGCACAGTCTCACCAGCAATGTTCGATGACTTTATCAGAACTGAGATTGGACCTAGACTTGACTTTGCAACCATTATCGACGGCGTTGGTCTTTGGAAAGGCACCCGTGAGGATTGTAAAATTCTTGTCATAATGGCAGCAGAGTCTGACCAGTCAATGCTAGAATCAGTTCTTAGATCAATCGGCAAGGCATATGCTAAGGCATTCCGTCAAGACTCGGTTGGTCTAGTTTGTACACCCAACGTTCCTATGGAGTTAATTAAGTGATCCAAAAGTTTGACACTGACGCACTCGACGATCTGATCCTGGAATCACTCCAGGAAGCAGACCGTCCAGAAGATGAGAGCATCATCCAAGAACTAATGAAAGAGGTACTATGAGAAGAAAGGCATTGAACTTTCTAAACGAGAGAATTCTCTCTCGTTACAATCGTAAACTCGTCATCTTCAAAACTCACTAATGACTTCCGAAACGTACGAACTCCTTTGCAACGATCCTTACATCAAATTCTACTTCCTTTATGAGAAGCAGGACAAGCCCAAGGACAGTTGACAAAGTGTCACCCTCTAACCCCATCTGTGGGTTGGGGGGTTTATAATTTGAATATGAGAAACATCTTCCAACACACTCTTTCAAATGCCGCCGCACGCAGAGACCCTGCCGTGATCGCAGCAATGAAAGCAATCACTGCTCGTAACTACAATGAACTCCCTGAGTGCATATCTGTTTCACCAGTGAATTTCTTACAAGACGTTCTAGACGAAACACTCTAATGAGAATCGCTCTTTCACTCATCGTTGTTATTGTCGGGGTCACCCTCGGCACTAGCATCATTAATAACTTCTCTGAACTTCACGATCAGAGACAAGACCAATTCTGTCAAGTTGACCCCAGTTATTGCCAATGAACTTCAAAGACAAGAAGTGGGGCATCTATAAGAAATGGACAAACCATTCATATCTCTACTTTCACAAGGTAGAGCATTCACTCTTCATAACTAGACCTAATGAACACAAGCATCAGATTCTGGACACCCGAAGACCAAAAGTGCAGATTTATGAGTTTTGCAACTTATGAGAAAGCACTAAGAATGATAAAGCAATTAAACTCAATTAATTGCAAAGCAGAGATTAAACTCTACTGACCTACACGCCCTCCATCGACAGTTAACCGATGGGGGGTTTTTTATATGAGAATTCGCAATGCCTAATCTATAACGAACCAAACGAGTGAGCTAAATATTTTTTTGAGAAATTTTTTCTCTTATAGAATTTTTCCATTATGGCCAAGAAACCATTCTACGTCGTCTCTAGAGAACACCGAGGTAGCAAATTATCTTCGGGTGTGGTATACTGGAGGCAAGACAGTATCTGGACAAGTACGTCCAGCGATGCTCATAAATTTCGCTCCACAGCGACAGCTGAGAAAGAGTTGGAAAAACTAAAAGAAGGATCCCCCGATGCCAGAGTCGAAAAAATCTCCCCTTGAAGCGTTAGAAGAGAAAATCCTGACACTCGAACAGAAGGTTGAGGAGTTATCTCAGAGACCAATTGCAAAGGTAATGTATAAGCCTCCAGGTTCCATAGAGCATATGGAACTGGCAGCATATCTAAATGCAGTTGAAAATAGGTTAAATACTATAGAACTAAGGCAAGATATTGACCTGTAATTTTCCATTAGGTTTAGCAGTATCCTCACCGTACGGGTCACCATTCACCTATGACGGTTTGGATCCTGATGACAATATATTGGGAGGTATAGATGATGAGAATTATTTCGAGTTTGTTTTTAACCTGAATGACATTGGATGTGATGACGGTAGTTGTGATGATTTGCAAGCAGGTAGACTAAGAATTACTGGAGAAGAGCAATACTTTACGTTATGGATTTGCGATAGCACGACTGAGCGTATATCCGTGCGTAATGCTACAGGAGAGTTTAAGGTAGGAGAGACAGTATCAGCAGCGAACGGTGCTACGGGTACTGTGAAGGAATGGCATAATTTTCGAGAGACAAACGGGTTAGACATAATAGAACTTGATAATCCCTCTGGTAACTTCCCTAATCAAGTAGTAACAGGGTCTATAACGGGGGCGACCGCCGATTGCGTGGCAGGGTGGTACGATTCACCTGGTAGCACATCAATAGCAACTGTTCCTCCTACTACTGTCAACACAGAAGTTGCCGTAGCGACGATTAGCGGGTTCTATGCCTACCCTAAGAAGGTTTCATATACCAAATACCTAAGTCCCAAGTGCGATACCCTTGTAGACGTTTGTGGACCTATAGGTGATATGTCTACTGATGGTACTACAGAAGGTACAGCAGGATGGGATGAGCAATTTGGTTTTGCTAGTTGTGAAAGTAAAGGGTGGTTAAAAGAATTCAGAGATACATCATCAAAAGATAACTGGGGTAAAACAGAGGTTGCCTGTAGTAGAGAAAGCACGTGGCCTATTAATGCTGATACAGGTGTCTATGTAAAGATACCATTGTTAGGAGAAGATGACAATGGAGATCCTATTCAGTTAAAGAACTGGAAGCATAAAGGACTTCAAGAGAAAATGGAAGCGAATTGGGATAAGTTCTTTGAAACAGCAACCTCTGGTTGTGGTACTGGATCTCCTTTTAGTAGTATGGAGAACTATACTGCTCTTACAGAAGGTTTAAGTGAACCTGCTGACCTAGCAAAACACACAAACTATATCATCGATGGTGCAGAAGAGACTGACGTAGTAATGACAGATGCTGCATTAGAGACATCAACAGATACAGCAGAAGCGTGGCGAGAGATGCGTACGTGGAATTGTGAGATGACTGATCCTATTGATATGGCAATAGGTATGGCAGAGGTTACAGATGCAATGAATGAGCAACAACCAACGATTATACCTTCTAATTGGTATGTCGAGAAGATGCAAGAGTGGTCAACTCATTCTTTTAGGGCAGTACCTCCTGCTGGGCCAAGAATTAAGTGGAATATTTACGAATATATCCCTCATCGGATGGGAAGACGGGAATTTCCTATTACAATTGAAGCAGCTTGGTTCTGTGCTGACCTATTAGGTACTAATGCTGGACTAGAAGAGACTCATACTTATACTATTAACCTAGAAATTAACTCAAATTGGTCAACTTATCGTGATTTATTGGCAGAAAGTGTTGAGAGACAAGGTAATCCATACAATGATGTGAAAATAGCACAGGTAAAAGAGTTCGTAAACACCTCTGACACTAAGGTAAAGATCTTTGATTACGATGCAGCGACCTTTCCTGACTTTGGATACATTGAATTGAACAACTATGACTATGCAGGGCAAGGTATTAGTGACATTACCGCATTAAATCCAGGACTAGGGTATATGAATACCCCTACTGTTACCCTAAGTGTACCAGATTTGCAAGGTGGTGTTCAAGCAACAGCAGAAGCAGTAGTGACTGGAGGTCGTATTTTCGGTTATAAGATCACTAATGGTGGTAGTGGATACATTCAGTCACCTATTATTACCGTCTCTGCCCCTAACGTTGAGTTATTGGGAGCAGCAGACACTACAATAGGAAGTACTTTCATCACAAATGTCAATATGAACACTGCTGATGACTACTCTCTACTCTATAAAGGTATAGTAATAGAGGATGCAAATGGTAATTTAGACACCAATAGCGTCAATCGACTCATACCTGCGGTTGATTTTAACTGTACTGCGGATGGTACAAGTGTATTGACGGTAACAGGCTTCAATAATTACGCAACTACGGACTTTGATCTTGATGATATTGTGGTTGGAATGAATGTAGAGGGTCTTGATACGGTACTTTCCGTCCAATCAGTCGATCTAGGCACTAATACGATCACTGTAAGTGGTAATGTTGCGTCTGGTACGTATCAATTGAACACAAAAACCGCAATTCAAATGGAAGATGCTGCAAATTTCACTGGAACGCAGGTTAATTTGTCATTTAAAGCGTCTACAAGCATACAAGCAACCGCATATTCCCGTCTTTTCCTCCAAGCGGAGACTGGAAGCTCCTTTATTTACGAAGAATCACGTGAAATTGCGTTTTATGATGGAAAAACACTCAATGAAGACGGAAGTGTCACTCTAAATAACTTATTAAGGAACCGCAAACAGACAGTTGGCAAGCAACACTTGCGGAATGACCATACTTTCTTGCATATTTACATATAATGTCTGCTTTTGGACTATCTACAGGTGTTTGTACGGGTCACGGATGCTGGCCACCAGCTGGATATGCCCCTTCACCCGTTACAAGTGTCCTAGTAACTAAAATTCCACCTCTTGTGAGTACACAAGTGCGTCTTACACACTGTAAACCGTGTGGAAAGAACCCTGCGTGCCATCCAGGCACTGTTGGGGTTGGTTGTGCTACCGTTGATTGCGGAGTAGGTGCTCCATCTGTCCCTCAGATGGTACCCAAAACAGGTGATCCAGAAACAGATGCTGTAATGGCGAAGATTGGACCTAAGATTTGTCCAACTGGACTTCCTCCTGCTATGATAGGTACACAGATTACTTGCGGATCAAAGGTTGCGGTAGGTGCCCCTAATGTGTTATTATGTAAAGGTGGAAGCTCAATTAGCAAACTTGCTGCTTTAGCTGCTACAATGGGTGGAATGGGATCTTTCCCTATACTATCAATTCCTTCTATAGGAGGTGGTGGTGGATCAGGATCTCAATCACCTGGTGACAACTCTGTAACCGATTGCTCTAACTAATGGCACTTTATTCAAACAACTCAGACAAAATTGAACCGACCCCTAAAAAGACCAGTCAAGGCTCTGGTGCTCACACTAAGTATTCTGCTACTTCACGTAATAAGGCACGTAAACCGTACAGAGGTCAAGGTAAGAGATGAACTACAACAATATGTGGAACAAGGTAGCAGAACTCTTGACGACACTCTCCAAAAGAGATAATGTGGAGTATAGAGTTCGGGCTACTCCTGAATCTGTTGATGCTAAACTTTGTAAAATTGGGGAATTTCGTTAATGGAATGGATCTATAAGATCTGGACTGAAATTGGATATGGTGAAGGATTTATCCTCACTCTCTGGTTAGTAGGTTTGTACTGGGGTAAAAAGAGATTAGATTATCATTTTGCTCGTAAGACATCCAAGGTAGTTCACAATGTAAAACTTGTAGGCGGTGAAATTACTACTCATCCTAGAAAATACTGATGTATCAAGCATTACCTAGGTGTTTACACGTAAAAGATAGCCCTGTCGCTGGACAGGGCCTATTTGCTTTGGAGGATATACCTGATGATGTTTATCTGGGTATATCACACGTTGTGGTTGATGAAGATATTATGAGAACCCCTTTAGGTGGGTTTGTTAACCACAGTGAAACTCCTAATTGCGTTAAAGTATTTGAAAAAGAAGAATGGGGTAAGATATATCATATGCGTACTATAAGACCCATTAAAAAGGGAGAAGAGTTATTTTTGAAGTATACCTTTTACGAAGTCGCTAAATAAAGTGACGAACTAGTAATTTTGTAGATGCCTACAAAGGTAGACTTCAAGGATCTATCCATTTCAATGGGTATGAACCCAGTTACAGAAGACGTTCTTATAACCACGGATGAAGATGCGGTTAAAAGAGCGTTATATAATATTGTGATGACCAGGAAGGGGGAAAGATTCTTCAAGCCTGATCTAGGTAGTAATGTTGCGGATTTGTTATTTGAACCTCTTGATGCTGCAACTGCATCTCTTTTAAAGGAAGAGATTGAATATGTAATAAACAAATACGAACCAAGAATCAATCTACTTCGTTGCGATGTAGATGCTGATTATGACGGTAACGGTTTTGAATGCTCTATTTCGTTTGAGATTATTGGTATACCTACTGATGTCCAAGTTCGTGATGTAGAATTCTTTCTAGAAAGAACCCGATAAATGTCTTACGTTCAAGTTGCCAATTTAGACTTTACAGAGATTAAATCCTCTCTGAAGGAATACCTGCGTAGTAATAGTGATTTCACTGATTACGATTTTGAAGGTTCGACTCTTTCTACCATATTAGATGTATTAGCGTATAACACGTATTACACGGCGTTTAACGCTAATATGGTAGTAAATGAGGCGTTCCTTGAATCAGCGACCCTCAGGGACAACGTGGTGTCTCTGGCCAAGCAGATAGGGTATCTTCCCAAGTCATCTGTATCTCCAACAGCAGTTATTGATATTGCTGCTGATTTTAGTGCTTTGCAAAGCATCCCAGAGATTGTTAAACTTCCTAGAGGGTCACAATTTCTTACTAGAATCAATGGTACTACATATTCTTTCATTACTGCTAAAGATTATGTTGTTGGACTGAATACTCAGAGTATTGCTAACTTTAGTGGTGTAGAAATAAAGGAAGGAAATTATGTTCTCGAAACTTTTACCTTTAATGCAGGAGTTCCCCAAAGGTTTATCCTTCAGAACCCAGGAATCGATACAAGTTCTCTCAAAGTTACTATTAGACCAACATTTAGTAGTACTAGTGTGGTTGAGTATCGCTTAGCTGATAATATTATTGGGTTTGATGGCACATCACAGGTATACTTCTTACAAGAAGGTGAGGATGAACGTTATGAGATCATCTTCGGTGATGGTATCTTGGGTTCAAAATTAGACACAAACAATTATATCGAAGTATCATATATCACAACTAATGGTGGTGCTGCAAATAATGCTAAAGTCTTCTCATACGGTGCTGTATTAGAAGATAGCACTGGTGCTAGTGATTATGCACCATCAGTTACATTAACAACCACTACAGCAGCATCTGGAGGAGAAACTCTTGAATCGATTGATTCTGTCAAAAGAAATGCTCCGAAGTTTTTTAACGCACAAAATAGAGCAGTTACAGCAGACGACTACGAATCCATTATCCGTCGTATTTTCCCTGCAATTGCTGATATCGTTTGTTATGGTGGAGAAGACGCTAGCCCACCAGAATACGGTAAAGTCAAAATCGTAATAAAACCGTCTTACTCTGCTAAATTATCACAGTATACTAAAAATTTAATTTCTACTGATCTTAAAAAGTATGCTGTAGTTTCAGTTACACCTGAAATTGTTGATCCTTCGATTACATACGTTGAATTGCAATCAAACGTATACTATAACAAATCCAAGACAACTTTAAATGAGTCAGAGTTGAAAGCAGCAGTTGTATCTTCACTTACCAAGTATAGATCCACATCAGATTTAGAAAAATTTAATGGTAGGTTTAAATACAGTCGTATTGTTGGTATAGTTGATGCTACTGATGATGCAATCACTTCCAATGAGACTAGTATTAAATTAAGGAAGGATTTTACACCAGTATTGAATACAATTACTCAATATGAGGTCTGCTATCAAAATGTAGTGAAGAGTGGGTGTACAGCACCTGCTGTTCAAAGTAGTGGATTTGTTGTTGCAGACTATCCTGCTGATGTTGTTTATTTGGCCGATGATCAAAAAGGTAATGTTTACCTTTATAAAATAGATTCTACCACTCAAAACCGATTTATCCTTAATTCACAGCAAGGAACAATAGATTATGATAAAGGAGAGGTAATGTTGAATCGGTTAAATATAATCAAAGGAAGTTATGATGATGAAAGGATCGAACTTCGTGTTACTCCTTTAAACAAAGACATATACGCTTATCGTGAAGCATATCTAAGTTTAGATTTGCAGTCTAGCGTATTCCTGATCACCCAAGAAGCACTAATCTGATAAATGGCAGGTCCAAGTCTAGCAGCACTGATCGAAAGTCAGTTACCAGATTTCATTGTCGAGGATTATCCCCTCGTAACGAATTTTCTGTCGAAATACTATGAGGCCTTATCGATAAGCGAAGGTCCGCAAGATGTAATCAATAATTTTGAGAAATATCTTGATGTAGATACATTCTCACCTGAGATTCTTGTTAAGACAGCAAGCTTAGAAGTAGAAATAACGTTAGGTACTGATAATATTGATATTACAGTAGATAATACTGATGGATTCCCAAATAGTAATGGGATGATAATGATCGATCAGGAAATCTTCTTATATACTTCCAGAACTCAGACACAATTTAAGAATTGTATTCGTGGTTATAGTGCAAAGACAGAACTTGGCGATTTATACAACGATATTAAATTTGTTAACTCTGCAGCTGCTGTACATAAGCAATATGCTGTTGTTAACAACCTAAGCAACCTTTTATTGGCTGCTTTAATCAAGAATTACGAAGAACAGTATACTAGTGGTTTTCCATATCCTTATCTTAGAGACCAAACTAATAAGAACCTCTTAGTTAAGAGGATAAAGGACTTTTATAACGTCAAAGGTACACCACAGTCACTGGAGTTCATCTTCCAGATGCTGTTTAGTGTCAAACCTGACATCATCTATCCAAAAGAGAATGTTTATAAGGCATCAGAGTCTGGATGGAACAATAAAGAACTTTTAGTTGTAGAAGCTATATCTGGTGACATTAGAAAGGTTGTTGGTAACCCTGTAGTACAGAGTCCAGATCCATACAACCCAGAATTAACTGCTGCGAATGCAATTATCGACAATATAGTCGGTGAACCTTACCAAGGTAGTCTACAGTACACTTTAACTATCTCACCTGGTTCTAAAGAGGGTGATTTTGCTATAGCAAGACGTACATTCTTAATGAATGAACTTTCTAGCACTGCTGGACCTGGAGATCGTATAGATGTCTTCTCTACTATTGGTTTTCCAGAAAGAGATGGTCGAGTTATCATAGGAATTGAAGAAATTACCTATAGTAGTAAAACTGCAACTCAATTTATCATAAAAGAGAGGGATGCTGTTAATAGTCAGAACAAACAGGAGTACACACATAAGAAATTAATTAGAGCCTTCACTAAAAACAACTTAGTTGGTCATTGGAACGAAAATGGAGTTTCTGGTGAAGTGCATCTCCGTATATACGGTCTTGTATCTGGATTGAGGTCTAAAGGTATTGAACCAGAGGCAAGTTCTGGTCTAGAGTATGATGAAACCGCAGACAACTACTTTGATGTAGCTAGTGGTGGTATTCCATACGTTAATTTCAACAATATGGTTGAATTTAGGTCATCTGGATTTTCTGATGACTTACCATTATCTAATGAATGGATTATTAATGAAAATTTCTCAAAATTAATTGGTTCCGATCCAAGTAACGTAGGAACTAACAATATTAAGGATAAACTTCTTTCAGATGTCTCTGCAATCTATAGAGATGCTGAAAATTACTATATTGCGTCTTCTGGATTCCCATCTTATGCTATTGGCCCATTTGATAATATTCAAACACCTCAAGATCAAGAATATCTTAAGATTTTACCTAGAAAACCAATAGAGGCTAGTTCTAAGAACATTACGACCTCAAAAGAAGTTGGTGTTTTGGTTAATGGTGTTCCTATACTTAATCATAAGTCAGAAAGAGGTTTAGATTACGGTTCAGTTCAAAAAATTACTATTACTGACCCAGGAAGGAATTATAGTGTTCCACCTACTGTTAATATTGAAGGTGGTGCAACTGCAACTGCTGAAATTAATGGGTTGGGTGAAATTACTGCTGTTAATGTTACAAATCCTGGATCTGGGTATACCAGTGCTCCAGATGTCACATTTACCAGTGGATCGGGAGGTCAATTCACTGTTTTGATTCAACAAGGTGAAATTGCCAACATTTATCTCTCTGTTAATACCCAAGCACAAGTAATTGATGCTGGTTCTGATTATACAGAGCCACCAGACGTTTTTATCTACGATGCTAGTGGAAAAGGTGGTGGTGCACTCTTTACCTGTCAAATAGATGTCACAACAGGTAAAATTACTGGATTCACTAAGCAATCTGGCGGTTTTGACTATGTGGACAGTTCTACAACTGTCACATTGGTTCCTAGGTCTAGAATGGCATCTGCAACTGCCGTTTTGACTAGATGGGAGTATAACAGATACTTAGAGATGTCTGTTGACAATGGAAATGCTTCTGGTATCGTAGAAGACTCTAATGACCCTAATTATGGTTATGCATATGGTCATATTATTGCTCCTTCTTCTTTAAAGGTGCAAAGAGTAGATAATGTCGATGGTCAAGGTAACCCTTTATCAAATAAGAGTCATTCTCCAATATTGGGATGGGCTTATGATGGAAATCCCATATATGGTAGTTTTGGATACGAAAATGCTTATCAGGACGTTACTGCTGCCAATCCTACTGTAAAAAGGATGGGATCTAGTTGGAAACTCAAAACAAGTAGAATATCCGATGCACCAAGCACAACAACTTACTCATTAGGTCGTTTTACTAATGATTATGAATTTGAAGAGCGTTTAGGTGATCTAGACGCTAATAATGGACGTTTTTGCACAACACCAGAATTTCCCAATGGTGTCTATGCATATTTTATGACTACTGATGATACGGAAGCACCTACCTTCCCATATACAATTGGTGAGGCATTTTATAACGTTCCTATCGAAGAAAACTGGAAACCTAAGTCTAGACAAGCATTTTTACCAGATGGAGTCCGTAGAAGGACTGTTAGTGCAAATGATAAGACAGGAGAACTATTAACTTCTAGAGTTAGTGGTATTGAGTATGGGCCAATTACAAATGTTGAGGTTCATCAGTCTTCTCTCAATTTCACGAATGAAGACGTTCTATATGTTGATAATTCTATTAATGATAATGGAGATGGACTATTTGCTGCTGTAGACCAAATTCAAGGTCAAGAAGTTGCATCTTTGTCCTGTAACACTCCTAAGAACGTTTATCTTACTTGTAATGATAATGTATACTTAAATCACAATACTGTCCTTACACAGGACAATAGCGGTGCTACAGGAACAGTTATAGGTAAGATTGAAGAAGATAATAAATTTGTAGTTAAAAACGTTACAGGAACGTTTAATAAATTTGATCCAATCGGTTCAACTACAGAAATTTACAATATAACCTTTGACGACACTATTGTAGCAGATGTTGGATCATTAATTGTTTATGCTGTTAATGATGGTGGTGTATCACACGAAGCTGCTATTGGTAAGGTCTTACGGAACGTATTTGATAAAAATACTGTTATTGTAGAATTACAGAATGCTAACCCAGATTTATTAACTACTGTTGTAGATGGTAATACTGTTACTATCCCTAGCACATCTTATAATAAACTTGGATTCTTTGCTAATGGTAATGGTTGTGCTATTGGTGAAGATTCAGCAACTATTGTAAATGTTAGATCTTTATCTAAAGAATTTACATTACTTGATATAGAAGATAATATTGCTGTTCTTAGAACTGCTACCAAGAGACACGGTTTAGCAGTTGGTGATGATGTTATTGTTACCGTTCAACCTGATTCTAGTATCTCTACACAGAAATATTATGTGGAGACTAAGAAATACAATACAATTAAATTAAATGCACCCACAAAAGTCACTGATATCAATGGATCTGGGGTAGCTAGATTAACCGTGGTTAATGCTGGTAGTGGATTTACTCCATCAACTACTTTTGCTGGACTTAGCCTTAATAATGTTTCTGGTACTGGTCAAGGTGCAACAATTACCCTTACTACAAATGCTGGTGGCCACGTAGAGTCATTTATTATAGCAAATAAAGGTGATGGGTATGGTTACGGAAATATCTTAACTATACAATCTAGTTTACTAGGTGGTAACGTTGGTAGTCAAGATTGCTCATTCTTTGTTGATGCTGCTGGTTGTGCCAAATCTGATTCTGTCATATTAACTAGTAGTGCATCTGGTTTTTCAACAGGTGATATAGTTCAGATTACTGATGAGTTCTGCGAAGTTGTTAGTGTTTCAGGTAATGAAATAACTGTAGGACGTGGTGTCAATGGATCTGAAGCAGAAGATCATATAGAAGGTGTAGCTGTAACGTTAGTATCTAATGTTTATAGATTTACGAAAGATGCTAGTATATCCTTTGGTGGAAATACTGCATTTGTAGATTCTTACAATTCTGAGACTCAAGACCTTACTGTTTATTATCAGAATGAAGGTGATGCAGTAATTACTACATCATCTGCATTTTTAGATGGTAGTACTCCTGCTAAACAGGTTTCTATAGCCAGTGCTCCAGATACTTCTTTGAAATTTAGGTTTAGGAAGGATGGAGAGGCAGAATGGAATAAAAATATTACATTAGATATTCAAAGAACATATCGTTACCTATTTGACACTAGTGATACCTCTCTACTCAACAGGAATCTTAAATTCTATGAGAATGTTTATAAAACTACCGATTTAATACAATCTTTTGAATCAGAGACTAAACCAGGTGCTACTGGATCGTTTACTACATTCCAATTGGGATATGGTATACCTATAGATGGATCTACTTGGAATAGTACACCTGTACTAGATATTCCTCCTAAAATTTATTATGGAGAGGTAGCTGATAAGGTTGATAGCGAAAATCAGTTCTTTACTCTTGTAGAAGATCCATTTGCAGGTAAACATCCCGTCTTTTATGGATATGAGATGGAGTTTGCTTATAGGCTTACTACTACTCCTCAAAATGAAGGATTTACGAACGTTCAGTATTATACAGACTCTCTATACGCTGTAGGAGCGATTAAGAGGGTTAAAGTCATTAGTGGTGGTAAAAACTATACGATGCCACCTTTAGTTCCTGGTGTCTTCTTAAATAAGCGTTTTAGAGGTGCTTTTACTCCAAATATCATCGATGGTAGAATTGTATCTGTTACAGTTACTGATACTGGATTAAATTACTCAAAACCCGTTGTATTGCTTGAAAATATTGGAAATGGAGCAAATGCTAAGTTTAATGTTGAATTAAGACCAGATGGAAGTGTAGGCCGTATTATTCCTACAGTTGAAGGTATTGATTACCCAGATACAACTACTTTACGTCTTTATGAGTCTGATGTCAAGTTATTTTCTCACGGAGACGATATTGGTAAGTTAGCAACCTTAGAAATCATTTCTTCGGGTAAAGACTTCAATAATGACCCAACATTGACTCCTCAAGTCAATCCACCTATTGTAATGACTCTAAACAATATGCCAGATAAGGCATTCTTGAATGGAGAGCTAATTACGCAAAGAAACCTTGGTGGAGACGTAATTGCTTCTGGTAGAGTCGATTATTGGGTTGATGGTATTAATATTCTTCGTTTGAAGGGTATTTACGGAAACTTCGATTCTAGGTATCAAATCTACGGTGAAACACTTCGTAGTTATGCAAGTATCCAGAAAATCTTTGTAGCAGACATTGTTCCTGAAATTGGACCTACAAGTACTTCAGTTGGTTCATATTCAAGTGATAGAAGTAAATTAAGTGCTGTTTCACAAAAAGTCCAAGATGGAGTCTATTATCAAGATTATTCTTACGTAGTTAAGTCTACAATCTCTATTAACGACTGGAGAGACTTTGTTAAGCGTTTTACCCATCCTGCTGGATTTAACCTCTTTGGAGAGGTCTTAATTGAGTCTGAAGGTGATGGAACGCAACCAAAGACTATTGACACCCCACAATCGGGTATTAAGGATAATGGCTTCGGTGCTGTTCTTAGTATCCTAGAACCAGGCGTTTTAGGTGTTACTTGTGCTCATAAGTCAAGAAAGATTACTCAATCCCACGTTAGAGTCGATTCTATGTCGAAACAACGTGGTAAGGGAACTATTAACTATAGTGAACAGAATAACGTTGAAATTGAAGTATTTGACTTAGATCTATCACCAGAATTTGATGGTGCTATTCAGTCTGATGGTACAATCACTGGTACGACTCAATTTACATTATTCAAGAAAGATATCAATGAAGTACTATCTCCATATAACGCAAAACAATTAATCGTTACTTTAGATGGTGTTTTACAGGATCCTGATACTGCTTATACAATCAGTGGATCGACAATAACCTTTGCTTCACCGCCATTAGGACCATATATTGATGATCGTACTGGTATTGCTGTTCCTGGTGTAACTTTCTACGGAAAGTCGATGAAATTCCAGGATGATACTAATAATGCTGAATGGATGCTAGAAGCGACTAATATCACTTCTCAATTTGATGGTACTACTAAAGAATTTGATCTTGGTATTACTATTACCGAAAATGATCATTTATACGTTTCTTTAGATGGTGTTATACAAGAACCTGATGTTGCATTTACTTTAACACCAGGTGGTATTGGTACTAGTAAGATTACCTTTAGTGAAGCACCAAGACAAGTTGGTAAGATTGTAGAATTAGATATTGGTGATGCAACTAATTGGTTAGTAAATGACTTTGTTGTTGGCCAAACTTCTGGAGCAAGAGGTGAAATCGTTGCTAAGAGATATTTCCGAGGTAACAAGTATCTAGATGCTGCTAATATCATTAAAGACAATGCTTCTGTACTAGCAGAAGAATCAGTTGGTATATTGGATGATACTAGTAAATTCAAACCTGAATATTTCCAATATCCAGGATTAGGTAGAAATCAGTGTATTGTTGACCTTAAGTCTGTTCTTAGGGCAATGGCAAATGACCTTATTCAAGGTGGTAATAGTAACACATTTGATGCTGCTAAAGAGTATTTGTTAGATCCTTCAGATCCTAATTCTGAGATTAAGCATATTGAAGGTGAAGTAGAAGCAACTTTATGGGCTATGAAGTATTTGAAGGATATGACTATCCTTGCGGTACGTAATAAGTTTGGTATAGACAATCTATATGATTATCAGAGAGCAGCAACATCTAACTTCAGTCTAACACCTTCTAATGCAGTATACACTCCTGTTAATGGTACATTTGTACTAACTATACCAAATCACGAGCTTACTACAGAAGATTTCATAACCATTGCTGATAACGCACTAACATTTAGTTGTGCAATGGGAACTGGAGATAAGACTTATCCAAGACAAGGTGATCCTGCTTACAGGTCAACTTTGGCCATTACAAATGTATCAGGTGATGATGTTACTGTTAATGTAGGTGCTACAACCAATATTACTCATACTCCTACTGATGGTTCCTATGATCCTGCTACAGGTTTATTAGAACTAACTATTGGATCTCATAACCTTAAACCAAATACTGCTGTTAAGATTGCTCCTAACTCACTATCATTCAGTTGTGAGATGGATGATCAGGCTACAGTCAAGACTTATCCTAGAACAACCGATCCTTACTATGACACTGCTGTTAATATCGTAAGTACTGGATCTACTTTCCATACTGCTACTGGTGCAGTTTATAGTGGTACTACAGGTATTATGACTGTTACCGTTCCAGATCACGGATTTGAGAATGGAGATAAAGTTAAAATTGCTGATGGTGGAATAACATTTAGTTGTACCTATGGTGGTGGAACTCACAACTATACAGGTGGAACTGCAACCAATGCTATAACTGTCACAGGTGGTTCTCAAATGGATGTCACCAATGCTCAGTATACTCCTAGCACTGGTGATTTAATATTAACTATTGGTGCTGGCCATAATCTTACACTTGTAGATACAATTACTATTGCTGCTGGATCATTAACATTCCAGTGTGATGAAGACAACTTTGGTTCTGATCACTCTTATCCACGTACTACTGACCCTGTATACAATAAAGCAATTGGAATTAAAGCAGTAGGTAGCACAACTATTACAGTTGATGTTGGTGTAAGTTCTCCTGGTTCTGCATATCCACGTGCTACTGATGCTATTAGTGGCAAGTTTATGCCAATTTCAAATGTACAAACTAATACATTTGATATATCAGTATTAGATACAATTCCTTCTACTAACACTGATGCACACACTTATGTAAGTTCAGTACCTAATGCTATCGAGTTAGAAAAGGGTAAGATTACACTTCAAGTTGGTTCTACTCCTTTAGTAAATCATAACGTTAGTGATGCTCAATATGACCCTCAAACGGGTGATATGGTTCTAACTATTGGTACACATAGTTTAAACACAAACGAAAGTATTAAGTTAAGAGATGGTTCTATAACCTTTAGTTGTACAGAAGGTAGTGGAACATATTCATATCCTAGAACAGCTACAATTCCATTAACCGCAACTACTGGCACAACATACAATCCAACAACAGGTATTATGAGTGTTACCACAACTGGTGACCACGGATTAGTAGATGGTGATTGGATTAAATTTGCTGATGGTTCATTATCACTTAGTTGTGATTATGGTACTACAAACCACACATATGTTGGTGGAACTTCTATTGATGCCCTTTCTTCTGGTGGAACTAACTACAATGTTATTGGTGCAAATTATAATTCTTCTAATGGAGAGATGGTTCTTACAATTGGAACTCATTCTCTAACAACCAGTGACACTGTATTAATTGCTGCAAATGCTATAGCATTTACTTGTGATGCGGATAGTAATGCTACTACCCACACATATCCTCGTATTGGAGATCCTGCTTATAATACATCAATTGATATTGATTCTGTAGATCAAGGTGCTGGTACTATTACAGTTAATGTTGGTGCTGCATCTGGTGGTCAGACAAAAACATATCCTAGAGAAACGGATTATCCACACGATAGATGGTTAAAGGTTTCTAATACTCAGGCTGATACTACAGTATTTGAAGTTACTGTTTTAGATGCAATTCCTTCTACAAATACTAATACTCACGTATTTGTTTCAGCAGTTGCTGATGGTATTAGTAAGAAGAAAGATCCATTCCACGATACTGCAATTAATATCAAGGCCTCTGATCAATCTAATGGTACTATTACCATTAACGTATTGAATACAGCTCCTTCTACCAATGTAACACCTCATACCTATCTTGGATCACTTCCAGGAGCAGTAATTAGTGGTGGAGGTTACACTCATAGATTTATTAGTGCTGCTAATGATGCTATTATTTCTGGTGGTAATTATGTACATACATTTACAGGAACAACACAAAATTCAATCGGTGTATATGCTGATCCTTACAATATCGACAATCCTGTAGCAAATACATTCATCGATGCTGCAAAACTAATATCAGATAACAAGATTTTCGTTGCTGAAGAAGCAGTAGCAAGAATGGCTACTGGTACATTACAAACTGTTAGTGATGCTACTTACACACCAGCAACAGGTATTCTAGAATTAAATATTGGAACTCATTCTTACACTACTGGTCAATTTGTTAGAATCCCAGACAATTCATTAATATTCAGTTGTACAATGGGTTCTGGTAATAAAACCTACCCACGTCCATCCGATCCTATTAGTGGTGAAACAGTTCAAATTAAATCTGTAGACCAGTCAGGTGGGACATTTACTATTGATGTAGGTGCATCACCTATTGTAAATTATGATGTATCAAATGCTACATATAACCCTACATCGGGTGATATGGTATTAACCATTGGTTCTCATAATTTATCTACAGGTACAAGTATTAAACTTGCTACAGATTCATTAACTTTTGAGTGTCCTGCTGCTGTTGGAACTCACATTTATAGCGGTGGTACAGTAACAAATGCAGTTACAATTGATGGTGTTCAAAAAGATATAACTGACGCTGATTATAATCCAGTAACAGGTTTATTAGAATTAACTGTTGGATCTACTACTGGATTAGCTGCTGCTACTTCACATCAAGCAGGATCGGGCACTACTTATAATCCAACTACAGGTATTATGACCTTGGAGGTTACTGGTCATACCTTCTCTAATGGTGATCTAGTTTATCTTGATGATGGTGCAGTTACATTTAAATGTCAATATGGTGTAGGTTCAGCACATACGTGGGTTGGTGGAACATCAACTAATGCTATTACAATTACTGCTGGTAGTGTCCAGAAAGATGTAACATCTGCTACATATGATCCTAATACTGGTCTTTGTGTAATGACCATTGGAGCACATAGTTTTACAACTAGCGACACAGTAACTATTGGTGCTGATAAGTTATCATTTACTTGTACTGCTGACGGTAACGTCAAGACTAAGACATATCCTCGTGCAACCGACCCTGCATATAATACTGCTATTGCAATTGATGCTGTAGATCCTTCTGGTGGTACTATTACTTGTAATGTTGGTGTTGTAAGTGGTAATGTAACAACTGCATATCCTCGTGCTACTGATCCTATTAGTAATAAGTGGGTTGCAATTTCTAATGTTCAGACAGATACATTTGATATCCAAGTATTAGATACAATCCCTTCTACAAATACAGATGCACATACATTTGTAAGTAGTGCACCAGGTGCTATTAAGAGAGCATCAAATACTATAACTATTGGTGCTGGTAAGGTAACCTTTACTTGTGATGCAGATAATCACGCTACTGATCATCCATATCCAAGAACAACTGACCCTGTATACAATACTCCAATTGGAATTATTGCTGTAACAGGAACTACAGTTTCTTGTAACGTTGGTATAGCATCAGCCACTAGTCAAAGTACATATCCAAGAGCAACTGGAGCAGGGACATCTAGTGGTTCTGACTATGCTTACGATACTCCATTAGAGATTACATCAGCAACTGGAACTACTATTACACTTAACGTTAATGGTGGCCAAGGTGCTATTAGTGTTAATTCTGCTCATACATTCATAAGTGCTACTGCTGGTGCATTAATTAGTGGTGGTAATTATACTCATACATTCCAAGGATCATCTGCACCAATAGAAGTTGGTGTTGGTACTATAGCCGATCCATATTATGATGATGCTGCTTATATCAAGTATGAAGGTACTCCTCTTACTGCTACCAATGCTGCATATGCTCCTGATACTGGAATAGTAACTCTAACAGTACCTACATATGAATTTACACCATCAAATGCTGCATATAGTCCTGCATCTGGTGATTTGCAAATAACTTTAGGTGCTGGACATAAACTTACTACTTACGATAGTATTAAGATCACTGCTAACTCACTATCATTCAGTTGTGAGTACAATGGCGTAACTCAAACCAAGACATATCCTAGAGCAACAGGTGCTAATACTACAAGTGGTGCTGATTATGCTTATGATGTGTTCTTACCGATTCTTAAGGCAGATGAGACTAGCGTAACTGTTAATATTAATGGTGGCAAAGGTGCTATTAGTCATAATGTTCCACATACATTCCAAGGTGCTGGTGCAAATGCTATTACATCTCAAGGTCACGGACTAACAAGTGGAGATAATATTAAGATTGCAGATGGATCATTAACCTTTACTTGTGCTGAAGATGGTAACTTAACCAGTCATCCATATCCTAGAGCAACAGATCCTATTAGTGATAAGTGGATATCTGTATCAAATGTTACACCTAATACTTTTGATATACAATGTTTAGAGACTTTACCTTCTACTAACGAGACCGTTCACACATTTGTTTCTGCTCTTGTAAATGGTATTGTTAAGCAAGATGGTGTTATTGTAACAAACGTTGGTAAATCTTCAAATACAACTCCTCATCTATTCTCACCTCAGGTAGGTCAAACACCAACTAATGCAACTTATACCCCATCAACGGGTATTATGGAAGTTACTATTACCAGTCACGGGTTTGATAATGGAGATTATGTACAATTTGCTGACGGTGCTGTTATATTCCGTTGTGATGAAAATGGACAGGCTGATGATCACGCATATCCTAGAGCGATAACTGATTCCTTTACTGCTAGTACTGGTACTCAATATGATGGTAGTACAGGTGTACTAACAGTAGATGTTGGTGTTGCACACAACTTATCTGATGGTGATTGGATTAGATTTAAAGATGGTGCACTTACATTCACTTGTACAGAAGACACAAATCAAACACAACACGCATATCCTAGGTATACTGATTATCCAAGTAATAAGTGGTTGGAAATTTCTAATGCTTCAGGACAAACATTCGATGTTACTGTATTAGATATTATTCCTTCTACCAACACCACAGCACATAGTTTCGTAGCAAATCAGGCTATGACTGATGGTATTGAGCATAAGAAAGATCCTGCATCTAGTTCTTGGTTGAAGGTAATGAATAAGACAAGCGATACCTTCCAAGTACAAGTTAATACTACAGTGCCTTCAAGTAACGTTACTACTCACGTATATCAAGGTTCTTTACCAAATAGTGTTAAGAGAGCAGTAATTCTAACAGGTGGTGATTATCAACACACATTTGATAGAGCATTAAGTAATTCAATTACTGCTAATACAGGTGCTAAGTTTACTCCAACTAATGCAACATTTACTCCTGACACTGGTATTCTTGTTCTTACAATTGGATCTGGACATAGTTTAACTACTTCTAATACCATCACAATAGATCCTAATGCTATTGTGATGAGATGTCAGATGGATGCAAATGAGACTCCTCATTCTTATCCTAGACCTACTGATCCTGCATATGGTAGAACTTTAAATCTACAATCAGTAGATGCTGGTGCTGGTACAATTACATTATTTGTAGGTAAATCACTTCCATTAGCATACGAACCAACTGTAGGTAGATATGATCCTATTACAGGTGATTTGATAATGGATCTTGGAGAGCATAGATTGTCTAGAGGAACTGGATTTAAGTTCTTCCGTGATGCTCTTTCATTGACTTGTTCAATGGACAATCACGAAACTGTCCATACCTATCCTCGTGCTTCTTCACACGATGCACTTGGCGATTGTGTTGATGATGTTAAGGACATTCTTAAGGCTATCGTATGGAACCTTAAGTATGGTGGTAACAACAAGGTATGGGATGCTGCTGATCTATTCATTGATAGAAGTGGATATTTAGAGCATATTCAACATCAAATACCAGAAGTCTTGAATGTAATGGGACATTTGAAGACTATTCTCGCAAATATAATACGTAGTAATACAGTTAATGCGGTTGGATCACACGGTTTAACACAGGTTAAAGATCCTTCTATTACTAAGGAATCTAATGAATGTGCTGCTGTAGAATCTGCTGTTAATACATTTGTTACTTTAATCGAGGATGCGGTACAATCTCCAACTACATTTGAAGCCAATGTAGCAAGAACTATTCCAGAAAGATGGCCTATTGTTCATAGTACTTTAACTGCTAATAGAGATCTTACTATTACTGTTGATTCACTTCCTCAGTGTGCTCAAGTTGAATCCGCTATCAATACGTTGTTTAGTATAGTTACTACAACTATTAAGGAGACTGCTTTTAATAACAACAACTATCTAATGACGATAACTCAGGACTTCCCTAATCCTAATAAGATTCAGGTAGAAATGACTGAGAAGGAATTTCTTGCTGGTGAAGATGTTCAAAGTGAGGCTACTTTAACTACTGTTACTTCTACTAGTACTGATGTTATTGCTCCAGGTATTCAACAGCTGTTCTTCGGATATAAGCACGGTAAGTACTACAAGTTAGATTCTATTGAACCTCAGTTTAATAGTGCTCAGACTATATTTGAATTAGAACGTAGTGGTGTTCCTTTCTATGCAGAAAGAAATCAGAATATTGTAATTATATTGAACGGCGTTATTCAGCAAAATAAAGTAGCGTATAGGATAGAAGATAACTATGTAATTTTCAATGAACCTCCTTCAACAGGATCTGCTTGCTTCATTCTGTACTACTTTGGTTTAGATCCAGAACGTATTCTCTTAGGATATAATATCGAGCAACCTGGCACATTTAAGAAGTTCTTCAAGTTAACTTTGGATACACAGGTTATCATTCCTGTTGAAGGTGCTGATTGTTGGGTATCAACTGATGCTAGTTCCAATGCACATACCTACAAGTATTCTTATGCTAGAGGTAGAATCTATAAGCAGAACTGGGAACCAGGTTCTAGGAACCTTATATTCGTTGAAGGTGTTACAGCACAGAAAGTTAACTGGGAAGGTGGTACTATAAGTATCACGAGAGATAGAGGAGATAGTGCTTCTTTACTTGATGCTAATGTTACATCAGTAGAAGAACTAGTTAACGTTGATCTTAGAGAAAGATTATTTAATAGACAAGACAGATTAGAATCTAATTTGAAACCAGGAGATCTTATTCAGATCGACGGTGAAGCAGATACACGTTCAATCATACGTGCTGCTAGAGAAGCACTTGTAACCTCTGGTTATGATAGTGATACTACCGTTGGGTCATTCTTTAGATCTTATGAGTATGAAGTTGTAGTTAATGTTGGTCCTTACTCTGGCCAGATTGAAGGTGATGGTGGACAAGCTGTTGCTCGTATTGACGCAGAATTAAGATATCACACGCTTGTTTCTAGTAGACAGTTAAATCAAGAATATCTACCAGGTGATATTCTGGTTCAGTATGCTGATCAGAATAATACTAGTTCTGCTATAGTATGGCAGGCTACAGTTAAGAACTACGTTCCTGCTAGAAAAACTGTAGAATTGTATAGTAACTACCTAGATGGTAATCCTTACACTGATCCAGTAGAGGATAATTTCCGTCCAGGCGAAAAAATTTATATTGATGGTACTGTTGGTACTGAATCTATTGGTCTTCAATATCTAAAACCAGGTGGTGTTAATAGTCTTGTTGTTTCTAAGAGAGATAACAGTACTTACTTTGATAATCAGTTTAACTGGAGAAATGATAATGTATTGAATAAAGGTGAAGATCGTCTTGGTGGAGCATTTATACCTGCTAATGCAAGTGCTAACAACATATCACAAGAATATGGTTATACTTCATCAATATATTCAGATGATTTAGAAGATCAAATTTCCAAGAATTATCGTGAACCACCAGTACTAGTTTTCCGTAGTGCTTCTTTACTTGATGAAAATGGTGTTGCTATTGGATCACCTACAGGTGGTGGTGCACGTGCAAATGCTATCGTTACTAGAGGTGAAGTAAGTGATCTTGAAATTATTTCATCAGGATCAGGATATAAAGTACCACCTCAAGTTTTATTCACTAGAGGATATTTCGTTATTCGTAAGGATCCTATTAATATTAAGAACCTTACTACTTTCGGTATTAACAGAGAGATAGATCTTCGTTGTGGCCTTAGATCATATATCGATACTATCTTTAAAGGTGGTTCTGCTCCTCAATGGAGATCGATGTTACCTCTTG